GTATTCCTCTATCATGTTGTACATGTGTGGGTTATCTAACGCCTTGACACCGCCCATTTTCGCAAGCACATCTTCCGTAAATATGCGTGTGTCTGAACGTGTATCACCAGCAGGTATATCTATTGGCAACACGCCATTGTGCGCTAGTACAGTTTGGTCATCTACCACGTAAAACGGGTGGCAGTTATCCAAGTTAGTAGTGCCGTGTGTTGCGTATCTTGCGTGCCATAAGGCGTAGTCATCAGGATACTTAGCACGTGCCTCAAGGAAGCGATTAACCGCCTCGTCAGCGTTCATTGTGTGTTCGACAAGGATACGTTTCTCACTCGAGATAACGATAGCAAAGCCGAACCCGTCAGGATTATTTATCGCGGAATACATCAACTTATCACGCGAAGGTAATACGTTTGGTGGAACTACGCATAACATACACATCAGTTTTCCTCACTTTCGTAATCTCTTGGCTCATCACCGAGAGTGCTAAGCGCGATTTGCGCAAAGTTTTCGTACTTGTCTTTGTTGTCTAGCACGTAGCCCATGAAGCGTACCCACGATAACTGATTACCTTTAGGGTCTATTTTCATATCACGTGTGTACTCAATGGCAGAGTGTATGAACTCTATCGCTGAGAGTATCCGTGCTGGCTTGAGTGAACCACGAAACACACGAACCTCTAACGTGTGGTCGTTTTGTGAATTGACCGCTTCATACCTGTCGGCTGTGTGTCCGAACTTAACCTTAGGTACGAGTGCGCCCTTGTCGTTAAATCGTGCGAAGGAACTGCTTCTACCTGCTATCGCACGAACTTGTTTTCCGTTGTCGTAGATAAGTTTTTGGAAGCGCAACTCGTGTGCTTCATCAGACTTACCATACTTGCGGAAAGCCGTACGAGATACGTGTACATGTAGACCACATGTATTGGTATCCCATGAACGGAAACCCTTGCTACGTAGTGTGCGCAAGACGTCCCAGTTAATAGACTTCCACTCGTCAAACGAGTGTGGGTGAGATACTATCTCGAAGCCATTATCAAGTGAACCATCTCGCTTGAGATACACACGTGAGCCAAGCGCATTTTGTACTAACTCTGCGCCACTCTCGCAACCCCAACGAGCATTGTCCTCGACCTCTAACTCGATACCGAAGTAGTGTGTATCAGACCCGAAAAACTTAGGGTCAGGCTTGTATGAGTAATCGTAGATAATACTATCGCTCTCACGATAGCACTCATGCGAACTATCCTCATACATTTCGTAGCCACAATCATCACACTCCCACGAACTATCAAAGCAACGCTGACATAATCTCGTGTCGCGCATATCTGAGTAGAACGTTTCCGTGTAATACTGATTACACCAGCCACACTCGGATAGGTCGCCTGTTGCTTCGTATTCATCAAAGCATGTTCCGCATACCCTATTCCTGTTTACGCTGTTGTAGCCAAACGTGGCTATCATGATTTTCTCGCACTCACACTTAAACGTACATACTGTGTGAACTGTGTACATATCGCCATTGTTATCATGCGCAATAGCCATGAGTACCTGACGTTCACTTACGCTTAGGTCATCTGCTAGGAATATAAATCCTTGGCAAACCTCACACGTAACGCGTGTCGTATCATGTGATGGAAAGCGTGTATACGGCATTATCTCTCCGTATAAAGCACTCGTTCCGTGTTGTGGTAGCGCGTTCCACAGGACAGTAAAGTCTGACGAAGTGAGCGTATTCTCAATGGCTTTTGAGCGTATACACTTCTTACAACGTTGTGGAGTGCGTGTGAAAGCGCCCTCGCCAACGTGTATCTCCTGTTGGAACAAGGGTGCGCCACTACCGCATGAACACATACCCCAACCATTGGGTATGATGATTACTTTGTTGAGCGCATCACGCGCTTCTTGTGATATTAACTGATACCACTCGTGAGTTTCTACCTCACGATAGTAGCCAGCAAACGTACCCTCTGGGGGGACTTGTGTGTTAGGCATGGGTATTACTCTCCGTTTTCCATGTAGTGTGCTAGTTCGTCATACTGATACTTCCAATGTTTAGCCTGACGTGTCAGGCGAGCATTGTGTAGTGCGGTGGTGATGATAAGCGTGATACTTAGCGACAACGCGATAATGATTGCTATGCCGTCTGTTATCTCGATATACATGTGTTTCCTTTCGTGATAGATAGAAAACTCCCTCGTGATATGCGGAAAAGACATTTAACTACATACACGAGAGAGATTTCTTGGTGATCTTTTGACCACCGAAAACCATCATAGCAGATCGGTTTTTAGCCTCAAAAAAGCCCCAAAGAAAGAAAGAAACCTGTACGTATGAGAAAAAGATAATTCAACTTGGTTCACAAACGAATCGTGGGTGCGTGTGGCAGCAAGGTATGTCGTGTGCGTGCGTGCTAGATTTCGGCTGTGTGTGCGTACGACAGCGATGTATGTAGCACGCGTGCGCTCTGGAGTGCGCTGGAAATCGGACATTTCGGGCATACGCTTGGCGCTTTTCTGGATAATCCCCAACACAAACCCCGAAAGGGGAACGGACAAAATAGGACAAATCGCCCCAGTTTTACGCTCAAAGTTGATTATTTGCCAAATGAGAGTAGAGTTATCTCAATGCCAAATTGGCAGAGTTTGGAAAGGACATAATGAACGCACAAATAAAGGAATTGGTAGATCAATTACCAGTTGCTTCAGATGTACAAAAGTCCATAGCAAACCGCTTGGACAGCGCACTAACTAAAAACGGAAGCGCACAATCTCGCTTGCGTATGGCTTCACAATCACTTAACGCGTTAGCGAATAAGTACGAAGCAGACACCGATGAAAACGGATACGCGGATCTATTCGCCCGTATATTCGAAATTGGCGCTCTAATTGCCGTAGATAACAAGAAAGAAAATACACAAGCGCCAGCAGTTAAGACACCACGCGAGAAGTGGCACGATGCCGATACACCAGAAGCGCAAGCAATTCTCGCCAGCAAATCCCCACGCAAGCCACGCAAGAATAAGAGCGTGAAAGTTGAGCAAGACGGATCAATCGATTCAGACGAACTTCTGGAAATGATCAGATCGGTATTGACCAGCAGATAGTCCACCGACACAAACTAGCCCCCGTATACGTGCGAACGTGTGCGGGGGTTTTTTAACGCCCAAAAATCGCCTCGCGTGCTTCGCACGCTCGGGGATAAGGCGCTATCGCGCCTTTTTTGGCGCACATAAGGTGTCGCTAACGCGACCCCAGTGCTTTAAACCGCCTGCGGCGGATGTATACACTATCAGTTCTAATTTTTTTCACATCATATGAAGCCAGTAATTTATACTACTTTTAAAGATAGGGTGTTCGGTTTACTATAGTTGAACGGGTTAGTATATATGTAACCGTAAACGAGCGTGAAGTAAATAGCGAGTTTCTCGGAGCGCTTATTGCGCTCCTCGTTTAGGGGGTAGTGAGGCGCCTAGAGGCGCCGAACGAAGGGGGATCTTTATGGAGGTTATATATGGGGTTTAAAGCAGGTGGTGAACACCATAGCGTTGTAGCACTCCGTGAGGCCAAGGCCAAGGTTATTGATCTTGCAAGGCAAGGTCTATCCATTCAGGATGCCATTGTCAGGGCAGGCCGAAAACCAGATGTGCTGAAGGATTGGAAGAAAGACTCTAAGTTCATGGCTGAACTAGAGAAGGCTAAGGATGAGGGCCAGAAGGCAATCTCCATAGTCTCAGGTGATGCTAAGTTTAAGATAGGCTTTGAGGAGTTCTCAAGAGAGTTCTTAGATAGCCCGATCTTCCCACACCACCAGAACTGGATTGATATCCTAGAGGGCAGGACACCTTCTTGGATACATGAAGCCATGGTCTATGAGCCAGCCTCATCTAAGCGTCTGCTGATTAACGTACCACCTGAGCACGCTAAGTCTACAGTCATCACAGTCAACTACTGTGTATATCGGATTGCGATGAATCCGAATGTTAAAATTACTATTGTCTCTAAAACCCAAGAACGTGCCAAGGAGTACTTGTACTCTATCAAGCAACGTCTGAACCATGAACGCTGGTCCAAGATGCAAGCCATCTATGGAAGTGCTGGCGGCTGGAAAGAAGACTCAGATTCTTGGAAAGCAGACCGAATCTACGTAGCACGTGATTCCACCGAAAAGGATCCTACTGTACAGGCCCTAGGTATTGGTGGTCAGATCACTGGTGCTCGTTCAGATCTTATTATCCTAGATGACGTTGTGACTACTACCAACGCTCATGAGTGGGAGAAGCAACTACTCTGGCTACAGCGAGAAGTTATTACTCGTCTTGGTGATGCTGGTAAGTTGCTTATTGTAGGAACACGTATTGCAGCAAATGATCTCTATCGAGAGATACGTAATCCTGAACACTGGTCTAGTGGCAAGACTCCGTTCACATATATGAACATGCCAGCCGTACTTGAGTTTGGTGATGACCCTGAAGACTGGGTTACATTATGGCCTAAGTCCCATATACCATGGGAAGGCTCCGAGGAAGAGGTTCAACCTGATGAAGATGGGCTCTACCCAAAATGGAATGGTCCCGCGCTATTTAGGCGCCGAAGTGAAGTTTCAGCCTCTGCATGGGCTTTGGTATATCAACAGCAAGACATACAAGAAGACTCTATTTTTCCACCTGGCTGTGTCCAAGGCTCCATCAACGGGATGCGCAAACGCGGCCCTTTAAAACCAGGAGCAGCAGGACACCCTAAAGAAGCAGGTGCTTACTACACCATCATGGGCTTAGACCCAGCGATGAGTGGTAGAACAGCGGCAGTAGTTATGACTGTAGATCGCATGACGCGTAAACGGTACATACTAGATGTTGAGAATATGAAAGACCCAACTCCTGCTAAGATCCAAGAGTTGATTGAGGACTGGTGCGTTAAGTACAATCCTCAAGAACTACGAATTGAGACTAATGCGCATCAGAAGGCTTACGCCTTAGACGCAGATCTAAACTCATACCTAGCCTCTAGAGGCATTAGATTCTCAAGTCAATTCACAGGTAAGAACAAGTGGGACACATCTTTTGGTGTAGCCGCGATGTCTGGTCTATTTGGCACTATGCGAAATAACCTACATCAAGATAACAACCTAATAGAACTTCCTTCTCAGGAAGGCTCTGAAGGTATCAAGGCTTTAATACAGCAATTGATTACTTGGAAACCTGATACACGTGGTCCTACAGATTGCGTAATGGCTTTATGGTTCTGTGAACTAAGAGCACGTGAAATTGTTAATAACGGAAATATTAATCAAACCCATATTAGAAATAAGTGGGCAACTCGCAAACAGATCGATAATCGCTTTACTGTAAATGTAAACGATTACGAGATGTCTTCATTCGAATAGGAAACTAATGGCAGTCAATATTGAGACTATCGCGCAACGCGTTGATAATCTAAAGCAACGCTACTCTTCTAGAGATGCTCGTATGTCAGATATCCTTGCTGTACGTAAGGGTAAGATGACTGAAGTCTTTCCTGATCTATTCCCAGAGGGAATGAACTCAGCGATGGTTGCAAACTTCGTAGATGTTGCAGCCCGTGACTTAGCAGAGGTACTTGCTCCACTTCCATCATTTAACTGCTCAACAACTAACGTTACATCAGATCGTGCTAGAGCATTTGCTGATAAGCGTGGAATGATTGCTAACAACTATGTTTATCAATCACGTCTACAATCACAGATGTACTGGGGTGCTGACTGGTATTTCACCTATGGCTTTTTACCTATTCACGTTGAATTAGATTTTGAAACACAACTTCCTCGTATCCGAGTAGAAGATCCTGTTGGAGCATATCCAGAGTTTGATAGGTTTGGCCGTTGCGTAGCATACGCAAAGCGCTACATGAAGACACTTGGGGAGTTAGCAAATGAGTATCCTGAATATTCTGGCGCAATACTTGGTCAACTTGGTTACAATCAAAATACCAACGCTGTTGTGGAACTTATCCGCTACACAGATCGAAATAATATTGTTCTTTACGTACCTAGCCGTGGTAATTTAATATTAAACGAGGCTAAGAATCCTATGGGCAAGATGATGACATTCATCGCCCGTAAACCTGGTATTGATGATGAACCACGTGGACAGTTTGATGATGTTTTATATGTACAGTTAGCAAGAGCACGTTTTGCTAATCTAAGTATGGAAGCAGCAGAGAAGGCTATTCAAGCCCCTCTAGTTGTTCCTACTGACGTTATAGATTTGCCTATGGGACCAGATGCGATTATTCGTACATCCCAACCGCAATCAGTTGGTCGTGTCAAACTTGACATTCCAACTGCAGCCTTCCAGGAACAAGCAGCACTTCAGAGCGAAATGCGTCTTGGTGCTCGTTATCCTGAAGGTAGATCTGGATCAATCAACGCTAGTATTATTACTGGCCAAGGTGTTCAGGCACTGTTAGGGGCCTTTGATTCACAAATCAAGGCAGGGCAGACCATTCTCGCTGAAACATTTGAAGAAGTACTTAAATGCTGCTTTGAATGTGACGAGATGGTGTTTAACGTAGAGAAATCAGTTAGAGGTGTCGCACAGGGTACTCCGTACGAGTTAAAGTACATACCAAGCAAAGACATCAAGGGCGACTCTTCAATTGAAGTACGCTATGGATTGATGGCTGGTTTAGACCCATCACGCGCTCTAATTTTCTCTCTGCAAGCATTAGGTGCTGAATTAGTATCTAAAGACTTCATCCGTAGAGAACTTCCATGGTCCGTTAATGTTACTTTGGAAGAACAAAAGATTGAAATTGAAAAGATGCGTTCTAACTTGAGCGCTGCTATTACAGCAACTGCGCAAGCAATTCCTGCTATGGCGGCTCAAGGACAAGATCCATCACCAATGATTAAGAGTATTGCTGATGTTATTTCACGTACTCGTAATGGGGAAAGCATAGAGAATGCTGCGCTGGCTGTATTCACTCCTCCTGCACCTACTCCGCAGGAGCAACAAATGGCACAGGCGCAGTCTGGAATGGTTCCACCAGGTTCACAAGCCCCAGCAGAGCAGGCTCCCCTGTCCCCAGCCACTCCTGGATCCGCTTCTGGTGGAACCCCTCAACAAGGCGCACCAGATTTAATGACAATTTTGGCAGGTTTACAAGGACAAGCATAATTAAGTAGGGGACAATGACTGCAATTGTAGGGATTCAAGGTAATGGTTGGGCTGTTTTAGCAGCAGATTCCATGACTACATATACAGATAGACCCTATGTAGCCAAGGGATGCGATAAGATAGTTAAAATTGGTGAGTATTTAGTAGCAGTTGCAGGTGATGCAACCGCTGGTGATATCATTTATAACTTATGGCAACCACCTAAAGTAATTAAAACGCAAGAACCTGATCGTTTTATGATGATTAGAGTACTTCCATCTATAAGACAAGTACTTGCAGATGCAGGTTATGATCCAAATCCAAAGACTAAAACTGATGATGATGCTGGATGGGACGCATTAATCTGTTTTAATGGAAAATTATATCAAGTAACTGATGACTTTGGTTATATGCGTGATGATAAAGGTTTATATGGTATTGGTTCTGGTGGGTTTGCAGCCCTTGGTGCATTAGCAGTAATGGATACAGAGACAAAGACACATGCCAAAGCAGCAAGTGCTGCTAAAAAAGCAATTAATGTTGCTATTCAATACAACGTATGGTGCGGTGGCCCCGTCAACGTTAAAACACAATTTACTAAGTAGGAGATATTATGAAGAATACAGAAGTTGTAAGCGGTGTTGGAGCAAATTCAAGCCGTACTGACCAAAATATTTCTGAGAGAGTAGCAAAAATTCAAAGAGAAGCAAAAATTGAGAATGCTACTGGTGGTACTTACACACAGGCTAAGACTAATAGAGAATTAGCACAAGGTGCATCTACAAATGTGCCTACACCTACTCCTATGCGTGCTACACCTGTAGCATCTTTAAGAGGTGGGTCAATGTTTGACCAAATGAACACTAATTCAGGTCCAATTACTGATGGTGCTCCTGGAAATACTGACGGTCGTCAACCTGAAGATCTACCTAATCCAGTTGATGCTCCTGATAACAATGCTCTTATTGCTCGTGCTATATTCATGTTAGATCCTACGCCTCAAAACCGTAGAAACATGGAATCATACATGACAGAAGGACGTAATGGTTGATCCATTATTAGATTCTTGGAGTAAGAAAAAGTATACAAGTTTATTTGACATTGATCCAGTAGCGAGCAATTTACCAAATCTTGTAGATCAACAACTTGCTGGACTTGATCCACTTACTTACCAAAACTTTAACTCTCTTGTTAGCAAGTTTCCTAATCAAAGTAAAGATTATCTACTTAGTGCTGCTAAAATTGGACTTAATGCTAATACCAAAGGTATTGAAAAGTTATCAGCCAATGATGGTATTAATCAATTAAAACAAGATTTAGTTAACTTTGATAACATTAAAAGTGAAGCAGAAAAAAACAAAAGTTTAACTGGATCTATTTATTCTTTACTTAAAGGAACTACTAGAGTAGGTTTTGCTGCGCTACAAGCGCCTTATCAATACATTACTACAGTTGGCCGTGACTTATACTCTCTTGGTAAAAAAGATGGCGTAAGTGGCAGTCAATTATTAAAAGATATTAGTATCCAAGGGTTATTTGGCGAGACAACAAATCTTGGACAATTATTAAATGCAACTGCTGGAGTAGTTTCTGGCAAAGGACCAGTTGATACTGGATCAGGTTTCTTTGTAAGTCCTGAAAGCAAGGTAGGCGCTGGACAGGCTAAGGCTATGTCTGCTTATGGCCGTATCAATGGTAAATCATTTACCCTTGGCCGGGCTACAATGAATTCTTTAGGTGCAGATCCAAACAGCACACCATATCGTGTAATGTCTGGAATTATCGATGGCACATTAAATATTGCTACTGACCCTTCAATGTGGGTTGGTCCTGGATCTGTAACTAAGATCATCAAGGGTGGAAAAGAATTATCAAAGGCTAAAGCCGCTGCTCAAGCAGTTGAAGATGCAAAGCAAGCAGCCAAGATTGCTGATATTAAGAATCTTACCAAAGAAGAAAAAGCATTAATTAAACAACGTGTTGGTGCTGAAAAAAAAGTACGTCGTAATGTAGAAAATACATACATTAAGGCTGAAAAAGATTTAGCAAAGATTTCTCAATCATCTGCTGCTGCCTTAACAACTCGTTTAGAGAAAGCATTAAACTATGCAGCAGGACGTGGAAGTAAAGTTGAAGGTGACGCTGAAGTAGCATCTTTAATTGGTGATGGTCAAATTGGTGACTTT